CAACGAGAGGTGATTAGAAGCCTTGACTACAAGGTATCTGTTGTTGCTGGCAACTGGAATGCTTTCAGTGGTGCGTTTGACCCCGCTCTTTCAACCAGTATAGCAGGCGGTTGGAATATTATAGGAGGAGTTGAACAGGGAGGCACATTAGCTACTGATAAAACAGATAAAGCTGCCAACCCATCGGCTGCTGAACCGGGTCACTTGGCCTACATGGCTGGTAATCCGAATCCGACTACCGGACTTTATGCACCGAAAACAAACTGGTAATCTTTTCACAAACCCCTCTTCGGAGGGGTTCTTTTGCTTTACGGAAAGTAGGATAAAATGAAAAGCATACTTTTAATGTTGCTTCCTCCAGCTTTAGCTGGGCTAGATGGTATCTCCGGCTTTGACTGGGGAACTATATCCGCTACCGGTTTGCTTGGGTGGTATCTATGGTATACAACTAAGGTTGTTTTCCCGAAACACCAAGAGCATGTCACTGAGATGCAAGACAATTTCACTAAACAGTTTAATATACAAAGAGACCACTACGAAAAAATACTAGACGACGTTCAGGACAGACAAGACAAAAGACATGAGCAAATAGTAGAGAGTCTTGAAAAAATTAGTCAATGTTTAGACAAAGAAGAGAGAGAATCCGCAGTATAATTGTGGGTAACACTTTTTAATTTCATTAAGGAGAATCAGAGATGGTTGATAAGCTAAAATCGCTTCTCAAATCTCGTCGATTTTGGACGGCAATGGGTACAGTTCTCACTGTTTTTTTGCAGGATACCTTAGGTATTCCTGAAACTACAGCTATGAGTATTGTGGCAGTTGGTGTCTCTTGGATCGTCGGAGACTCGCTACGCGTAACGGAATAGTAAAGAAAACGGATTTCTAAAAGAAGAGGGGGAGGACAATTGCGTCCTCTCCCTTTTTTTATAGCTAATTTAGAATAAAAACTACAAAAAGAAGTCCCAATGAATTATTACGAGGTGTATAATATGGTAGGCCAGAGACTATAAAGAACAGAGCTTGCTCCTCAAACAGAAGCAGCACTTTGTTAAAGCGACACACCTCTGACTTAAAAGCTAGCATTTCAATACACACAGTAAAAAAAATAATAGTTTATTAGATATTAATTAGTACCCAGTGTTTTTGATAAGCAAGCATAACGTGTCGCTTTTTTTAACCCGCCAAACGACAACTTTTAAGGAACTATAATGTTTGAAAAGACAGATGGAAAAGAAGTTCCAAAGTTCGAGGTGAACTTTGTTCTAAGAGACAAAAACGGAAAACCCACAGGCAAGAAAAAGTCCTTCGGCTCCGACGATGGAGACGAATTAGCCCAATTCTACAATAGGCATCAGTCCTATAGGGCTAAAGGAAAAAAGAGCAAAGGGAAAAAGGGCGGCTTTAAAAAAGGTAAGAAATAGAAGTCAGCAAGAAGCTGTCTTCAGGAACCACTACAAGGATTTGTAAATCTCTATATAAATAAAAAGTCAGTAGGAATAGATGAATAAAGGCAGTCAAGTCAAAAAAAGGAATGGACGATTAGAACCCATTAATCTCGATAAAATTAATAAGTGTTCAGAAAGAGCCTGTTGCGGAATAGAAAATGTTTCTTATAGCGAAGTAGTACTAGACGCTAGTATCCAACTATATGACAAGATTTCGACTAGAGAAATAGACAAAGCCCTTATCATGTCTGCTCGGTCTAAAATAGAGAAAGAACCAAACTATACATATGTAGCTGCACGCATGCTACTTAATAATCTATATAAAGAAGTATTCGGAGAGACCGTAGATAGAGATACATGCGAACTACAGTATAAAAAATCATTTATCCAGAACATAAAGAAACTGGTTAAAGCAGGAAGGTTGAGCGACAAGCTCTTAGATTACGATCTAAAGGTTTTATCTGAACATATAAGTGTAGAAAGAGATTTCTTATTTAAATACCTAGGAATACAAACTCTATACGATAGATACTTTATTCATATCAACCAAAGAAGAATGGAGGCTCCTCAGTCTTTTTGGATGAGGGTTGCTATGGGTTTATGTCTTAATGAAAAGAATAAAGAAGAAGCAGCCATTGAGCTTTATGATAAACTATCAAACTTTAAATACTGTCCATCCACACCAACCTTATTTAATAGCGGAACAAAAAGATCACAGCTATCCTCTTGTTATTTGAGTACTGTTGATGATTCTATAGATGGAATTTTTGGAACCATACATGGACAAGCCCGCTTGTCAAAGTATGCGGGAGGACTGGGTGTTGACTGGACCCCCATTCGATCATCCGGATCCTATATAGAAGGAACTAACGGTCAATCCTCGGGCCTTGTTCCTTGGTTGAAAATTTTTAATGATACCTTGGTAGCCGTCAATCAGGGTGGGAAGAGGAAGGGTGCTGGCTGCTCTTATCTTGAGGTGTGGCACTTAGATATTGAGGACTTCTTGGAGCTTCGCAAGAACACGGGAGACGATAGACGAAGATGTCACGACATGAACACTGCCGTATGGGTTTGTGATGAATTCATGGAGGCTATAGTTGAAGAGAAGGAATGGTATCTATTCGACCCTGCGGAATGCCCAGAATTACACGAGACCTATGGAGAAGAGTTTAGCAAAAAGTATAATGAGTATTGCGAGAGGGCCGACGCCGGAAAGCTCAAGTCCTTCAGGAAAATGGGAGCCAAGGATCTTTGGAAAAAAATCCTTACAGCGTTATATGAAACGGGACATCCTTGGATCACCTTTAAAGACCCATCCAACATAAGATATAGCAACAAGCATGTAGGCATAGTTCACTCTTCTAATCTATGTACAGAGATTCTTTTGCATACCAAACCAAGCGTGTATAACGAAGGGACTCTAGTAGACAAGGGTGAAACGGCTGTGTGCAATCTTGCCAGCATTAACTTAGCGAACCACCTAAAGGTACGCTCTGTTGATTGGAAAGAGCTATCAAAGACAGTGGAGATTGCAGTGAGAGGTCTAGATAATGTTATAGACCTTAACTTCTACCCTACTAAAGAAGCCAAAAGCTCAAATACTAAAAACAGACCTATCGGATTAGGTATAATGGGCACTCACGACATGCTACACTCGCTAAAGATACCCTATGATAGTAAAGAAGCTGTAGAAATGTGTGGAAAGGTGCAGGAATTTATTTCATACTATGCTATCAAGGCGTCATGCTTGCTGGCTAAAGAGAAATCTTCTTACCCAGTCTTTGGGGGCTCTGAATGGGACAGGGGAAATCTTCCTATAGATACTTATTGCCGACTAATAAATTCTAGAAAGGGTACAAAGAAACATAAAGCTGCGGACTTTGAAACTGTAGATGGCTGGGACGAGCTAAGAACTTTAATTTCTAAATACGGAATGAGGAATAGTAACGTAATGGCCATTGCTCCTACCGCTACTATCTCCTATATTCAAGGTTGCTCTCAGTCGATAGAGCCAGACTATTCTATCTTGTATGTGTACTCTACCCTAAGTGGAGAGTTTACTATGATAAATGAACATTTTGTTAAAGAGGCTAAGAAAAAGGGTATTTGGTGTGACGAATTAGTTGAAGCTCTCAAAAGAGTTGACGGAGACATATCTGCATTGTCCCTAGAAGAAGATATGCAGAAAGAATTTAAAACGGCTTTTGACGTAGACTATAGGATGATTATAGAGGCTGCGGCAGAAAGACAAAAATGGATAGACATGGGACAGTCTCTTAACCTATATAATAAACATGACAGCCTAAAGCACATGAATGATATTTATATGTATGCTTGGGAGAAGGGGCTGAAGACCACCTATTACCTAAGAGGGAAGGCTGCAACTAGATTAGAAAAGTCTACAGTAGATTCGACCCCCAACGCTTGTTCTATCCTTGACCCAGACTGCGAAAGCTGTCAATGATATTTCAAGAGCACAGACAGTCACCCACATCGCCCTTAAAATACATAGTTGAATTAACACCTAGGGAATTGGAAAGAGTAAAAGACCTAGTATTAAAAATAATTGAAAGAATAAAAGAAGATGAAAAAAGACACTAAGATTATAAGCGACAAGGTCGCCACGGTAAATCAAATTCTACCTCACGTCAACAAGTGGGCTTGGGACTTGTTCGTAGATGGGGCAGCCAATAACTGGATGCCAACAGAAATTTCTATGGCAAAAGATATTGAGCAGTGGAAAGGAGATTCTCTGTCAGAAGATGAGAGGCTAGTTGTAAAAAGATGCTTAGGCTTTTTCGCAGGCTCAGAATCTTTAGTAGCTAACAATCTTTTATTAAGCGTATTCAAATATGTTACAGATCCAGAGTGCCGCCAGTACATTTTAAGACAAGCATACGAAGAGTCTCTACACAACCTAACTGTGGTGTATGTCTGCGACTCTCTTAATCTAGATATCAGCGAGGTATACGAAGCCTATAGTTCGATCCCTAGCATTAAAGCTAAGGACGATTTTCTAATGAACATTAGCACTGACATCAACCGTCCAGACTTTAACATTAATACCATAGAAGGGAAAAGAGAATTTCTTCGCAACCTTATTATATATTATATTATATGCGAGGGGATTTTCTTCTTCTCTGGTTTTGCTATGCTACTTTCTTTTAATAGACAGAATAAGCTGCCGGGAACGGGAGAGCAAATCCAATATACCCTAAGAGATGAGAGTCTACACATACAATTTGGTACTAACCTGATTAATAAAATAAGAGAAGACGAACCCAAGCTATGGACGAAGACTTTTGAAAAAGAGACAATGGAGCATATAGATACAGCTATGGAACTAGAACTCGCTTATGCGAGAGAGGTTCTACCTAATGGAATACTAGGTCTTAATTCGGACATGTTTATTGATTACGTTCAGTATATTGCAAACAGAAGACTGGAAAACCTAGGACTTCCCACTATATATGAGGATGCTAAGAATCCTTTCCCTTGGATGAGTGAGATTATTGACCTAGAAAAGTGTAAAAATTTCTTTGAAACTAGAGTTACAGAGTATTCTGTGGGAAATCTTGTTGATGACTTCTAAAAAATAGCCCAGAAAGGTGTATAATTTATTGTACAAAGCAAAAAATACAATAAATATGAAGGGGTGCTTTAAAATGCTAGATATTAATTTTAATAGAAGAGACTTATTAAGAATTGGTTCCATTGGTGCCGGAATGAGTGTTATTGGCCTATCGGATTATGCCTTTTCACAAGACGGGGCTATCGCATATAAAGACAAAACAGTTGTGTGGCTATGGCTCGGAGGAGGGCCAGCTCAATTTGAGACATTCCATGCCCCACTAGATAACGTTCCTTCAGAATGGCAACCAGCAAACGGTAGAATATATGATTCAAAAACTAACATCTCTCTTGGAGCTGATTGGCAAGAGCTTTCCAAGCATACGAGCAAGCTGAATGTAGTAAACTCTTTCAGCCATAAGGACTCTTCCCATAGGCAAGGGACTCACTTTATGATGACTGGACATTACAACACAGACAGAACCACCACCTCTATGACAGAGCATCCATCCTTTGGGTCTATCGTGTCTGCTGTCTATGGAACTAACCATCCAGAAAACGGTATGCCCACCTATGTAAAACAGGGTAAAATAGAGGGGGATGAGGGATCTTGGCTTGGGGGTGCGTATAAACCGTTTGACCCATCCAACAAAGACAATCTTACCCCTCGAATAGAACTCGACAGGTTCACCAACAGGAAGAGCCTATTAAACGCTCTAGACGCAACTAGAATTTCTGGGAACGGAGCGCAATCCTCAGAGTTCTACAAGGGTCAAGCCTATGATGTAATTCTTGGGTCTGCTAAAGATGCTTTTGATCTAGATAAAGAAGACGAAAAAACAAAAGCTCTTTACGGCTCCGATTCCATAGGAACACAGTTGCTTCTTGCTAGAAGACTTGCAGAATATGGTACTCGCTTTATAACCCTTACTTATGGTGGATGGGATATGCATAGCAATATATCTCAAGCTATGAAAACTAAAGTTCCCCCAGTTGATAAAGCTATAGCTGGATTCCTACAAGACGTTTGGGATCGTGGGCTAAATGAGAAAATTATTCTTGTTGTCACTGGTGAGTTTGGAAGAACTAAAATCAATGCCAACTCTGGAAGAGACCATTGGCCTTCAATCACCCCAATGCTTATGGCTGGTGGGGAATACCAATCAGGTAGAACAATTGGCGAAGCAGACAGGTCATATAGTCCAATAGCAAATCCTGTTGGCCCGCTTGATCTTCAAGCAACCTTGTTCGATCATTTTGGAATAGACAAACAAACTATGAGAACAGACAATGGTGGACGACCGAGATATTTATTAGAAGGAGAGGCAAAAGTAATCCTATGACAATTAAATTAACAGAGGTGGCAGCAGCCGAAGCCAAGAAGTATATTGAAGATAGTAAAGAAAAATACTTAAGAATTGGAGTAAAGGGAGGCGGCTGCTCTGGTTTTGAGTATGCCCTAACCGTAGGGCACGAATATAATGAAGAAAAAGACACGCTATACCATCAACATGACGTAGACATTGTTGTAGACAAGAAGAGCGCGTTATATTTAGATGGCATTACGCTAGATTATTATAATGATATTGCAAAACGAGGGTTTACTTTTGACAATCCAAATGCAGTTAAGTCTTGCGGTTGTGGAAGCAGTTTTCAAGCATAACTTAGGAGAAACAGATGCCAATACCATCCAAAAGAAAAGATGAAGATAAAAACAAATTCATGTCACGCTGCATGGGCGATAATGTCATGAATAAAGAATACCCCGATGGCCAGCAGAGACATGCTGTCTGCATTAGCAAGGCTATAGAAGGCCTTAGTTATATTGAGGCGGTAGGCTTTCAAATAGAATATAAATCCAGCTCGGATAAAAAAGCCGGATATCCACCCAATTGCAATGAAGGTTACATAGAGAAAGATGGCAAGTGTGTCCCTGTAAAAGAAGAATCGGAAGCAAGATATCTCTACGAAAACACTAAGACAGGAGAGGTCTTTACTTACACAAGAAAAGGGATCCACAAAAAAGGCGGTACTCTTTTGATATATAGAGGTAAAGCGACGCGAAACTAAAGTGGTTTTCAGGTGTTAAATACTAAAGCTAAAAACATTAATTATTTAATATGAACGGAGAAGAAAATGAACAGAAGAAATGTAATATCTATCGTTGCTGTAATGCTCATGATTCCAATGGGCCTTGTTGCTGCCCCCAAAAAAGGCAAGCCTCCGATGGCATCCTGTAAAGATTGTAAAAAATGCGGTCGAGCATGTAAGTGTGATTGCAAAAAAGGTTGTAAGTGTAAGCCCGGATGCTGTAAAGCAGAACGCCCATCACCTCCTCGTGGCTTTGACGGAAGAACTCCTGACTTTCAACCTCCGCACAGCAAGCCTGCTCGTGGTTTTGACGGAAGAACCCCTAACTTCGGGCCTCCGTCACGTAGTAGATCTCCTCAAGGTAGACCTTCTTCTGATAGACACTCTCGATATAAAGAGATCATCAGTAAGTTTGATAAAAACAATGATGGAAAACTAGACGAGAAAGAAAGAGACGAAGCAAAAAAATACTTTATGTCACGTTATAGAAACTATAAAAAATAAGGAACTAATTTAATGGTAAAACTAAATGACTGGGTACAAAGAACTAAGTTTCCTCTTGCTGGTAAAGAGCCTTTTGACTGACACGAATATTCTATCGCACAGGTTGTGCGAATCGATGAGGAGTGTGTAGAGGTTGACTTTGCTTGTAGCTGTATGACTTTTGATGGGAGCAGTAAAAAGCTGTGGCATCACGAAGAGTATTTGCCTCTTGACGATAAGTCTTATGCTAGACACAAGGAAACCCATGACGCTTGTTGTTTGTTTGGAGAGAAGTTGGAGCTTGTATTATGAAAAGAAGAGAATTCTTAACAGGTACTGCTGGTATTTTTGGTCTCCTACAAGCCCTAGAGACTCGTGGTGACCAGAAGTTCTATGAGAGCAAAGAAGGGCCAGCTAAAAGCGTTATATTTATTTACCTGCCCGGTGGTTCTGCTCACCAAGAGACTTGGGATCCAAAGCCCTTTGCTCCGCTTGAATATCGTGGGCCGATGAGTAGTATTCAAACTAACGTTGCCGGAGTCCGACTTAATGAGACAATGGTACACACGGCAAAGATAGCTGATAAGATCGCCATTTGTCGATCCATGACTCATGGTGAAGCGGCCCATGAAAGAGGGACGCACAACATGTTTACT